GGTGCTTCTACCTTGAAGGAGCTGGAGGCAGACAAAGACCTCAGGGAGAGAGTGAATAAGAAGCTGAGTGTGACGGGTATCACGATGAGCGAAGAAGGCAGGGCTGTGAGTATCGAGGGAACAAGAATACTCGCTAATGGCTCAATTATGAAGCTGGTTACACCGGCTGTGCTGATAGATGATACAGAGTCTTATATATACTGTGGAGAGCTTTGTCTGGCTGTAGAGCAGGTGGAGTATGAGGCTGAGCTGTATCTGAGAGAGAGAAAGTGGGGCATTAAGGAAGGTGAGCTGTTCGGAGAGGATGTGCCTTTCAATAATGTCAAGGCTGAGAAGGCTGAAGGTGTTAAGGTGACGGTGGGTGATACCAGCGTAGTAGTGCCTACGAAAGGAAAGAAGAAGAATAAGAAAGAAGTGGAGAAATGCGCATAGCACCTTTGTACATAACAAGGACACCTAATTGCTTTAAGGTGACATTTCAGTACCACCCTATGCTGGTAAAGTGCGTGAAGAGAATACCGAGCGCAAAATATGTGGCTGAGGGCAGGTACTGGAATGTGCGCCTCGAAGATGAGGGCTACCTGCATATTATGGGAGAGTGGGCTGTAAGGAACAGGTATAGCACCTCTCAGGCTTGGACGAATGATGTGGAGGCTGAGGAGAGTTATGAGATACCTGCTATGCCAAAGCTGGAAGTACCGCATAATATGGTATTAGAGCCTTATGAGTATCAGAAGGAAGGAATAGCGTATGCCTTGAAGCATAAGAGGTGTATAATGGGTGATGAGCCGGGCTTAGGTAAGACGGCACAGGCTATAGGTACTATGACAGCCTCAGGTGCTTTTCCAGCTTTGGTAATATGTCCTGCAGCCTTGAAGGAGAATTGGAGGAGAGAGTTTAAGAAATTCGGAGGAGTGAATGCCATAATACTCGATGATAGTAATAGGGAGGAATGGCAGAGGCTCTTGGAGATGAAGAATATGAGTGGTAAGCCTCTGGCTCAGGTAGTGATAACTAACTATGAGAGCCTAAAAAAGTATTTCGTGCTGGCTATTAAGCAACAGGCAAGGTTTACCCTGAAGAGTATCACGTTCGATGAGAGGATACACCTGTTTCGTAGTGTGATAATCGATGAGAGCCACAAGTGTAAGAGTGGTAAGACGCAACAGGCGAAGTTCTGCCAGGGAATAGCGAAGGGTAAGGAGTATGTTCTGGAGCTGACGGGTACGCCTGTAGTGAATAATAATGAAGATTTGATACAGCAGCTTACTATAATGGAGAGGCTGGAAGATTTCGGAGGGTATAGGAAATTCGAGGAGAGGTATTGTGGAGGCTTGAATAAGGCATCGCACTTGAAGGAACTGAATTACTACCTTAATAAGTTCTGCTTCTTCAGAAGACAGAAGAAAGATGTGCTGAAATGGTTGCCGGAGAAGACAAGGTCTTATCTGGTAATGGATATCGATAACAGGAAAGAGTATGCAGAGGCGGAGAGGGATGTCATTCAGTATCTGAGAGAGTGGAGAAAAGCTGATGATGAGCAGGTGCAGAGAGCGATGCGTGGCGCTGTCATGGTGAAAATGGGTATCTTGAAGCAGATTAGTGCTAAGGGTAAGATTAAGAATGCTATCGAGATGATACATAACACGATTGACGGAGGAGAGAAGTTGATAGTGTTCTGTTTCCTGAAGAAGGTGGTAGAGGAGATAAAGGAGGCTTTTCCTGAGGCTCTGACGGTGACGGGTGATGATAATGATAAGCAGAAGCAGTATGCTGTGGATAGCTTTCAGGATGACCCTGAGAGAAAGCTGATAGTGCTGAACTATCGAAGCGGTGGTACTGGACTGACGCTGACGGCGGCGAGTAATGTTATGTTCGTGGAGTTCCCATGGACGTATAGTGATTGCTGTCAGGCTGAGGATAGGGCGCATAGAAATGGGCAGAAGAATGCTGTGACTTGTACATATCTATTGGGTAAGGACACTATCGATGAGTATATGTATAAGACGATACAGACGAAGAAGGATATAGCGAATGGTGTTACTGGTACTGAAGATGAGGTCCAGGAGCAGAAGGTTAGTAAATCGGAGCTGATAATGCAGACGGCTCTGGATATGTTTGGAGGAAGGATATAAGAGATGAAACCATTAACGGAAAGTCAGATACAGAAGATGTGCGTGGAGTGGTTTAGGAGAAGATACCCCAGCTTAGGAGGTGCTTTTCACTCTGTGCCGAATGGTGGTGCGAGGAATGCGTGGACTGGTAAGATACTGAAAGATGAGGGAGCGGTGAGCGGTGTGGCCGATCTGGAGCTACTGGTGCCGAGGCATGGATATGGTAGCCTTAGTATCGAGATGAAGAAACCTGGCGGCAAACAGTCGAAGGAACAGAAGGAGTATGAGAAGCTGATGAAGAGCTTGAACAATAAATATGTGGTATGTTATTCTCTGGAAGATTTCAGGGAGAAGGTGATGGAGTATCTGGAAAGATGACATTTGAAGAGAGAATAGCACATATATGGAAGAATACTGAGAGGCTGGATATCGATTGCATTAGCCTTGCTCTTCTGCTGGCTCTGGAGCAGATAAGAGAGGAGAAGGGAGGAGAAGGAAGGTGTGAGATACCTAATGAGAGACTGGAGGCTATGCTGCATATCGATGTGAGAAGATTGAGGGCGGCGAGAGGGAGACTGATAGACCTCTGCCTGATAGGCTATGAGGCTGGTAATGCTAAGAGGCAGCCTGTATATATCTTTGAGGGGATAGAAAAAAAGTCTCTGCCAAAATCTCTGCCGAAATCTCGGCCAAAGGAAAAACCGAAGCCGAAGCCTGTAGAAGTGAAGGAGGCTGTATTACCTTTCAAGGAAGAGAAGAAGGTGGAGGTGAAACCTAAGAAGGTGAAGATAGAAGCACCCCACCCCACCCTTGAAGAAGTAGAGAGGCTGTTCATGGAGAGAGGAGAGACGAGAGAGGAGGCTGAAATGTTCTACTACTACTATGACGCTCAGGGCTGGGTTACTTCAGCAGGACAGAAGATAAAGAGACTGGATAGTATGGTGAATAGGTGGCTGACGAATGATAAAAGAAAAATAGAGAAGCAGTATGAAAAAAGTAATGGAAAATATGGCAATAGCGAAGAGGCAAGGCAGAGACGTCTCAATAGTCTCAGGGAGTTCCTTGCGGAAAACCTCGAAGACACTACCAGAGTGGGTTGATAGCCTGATAGCTAACTACACTAATATACAGATGTCAAGATGCAGGAATGTGGTTAGATGTGTGGAGTGTCAGTCTCCTTCTCTGGCTGTAATGAGAAAAGAGTATGGCGAGAAAGTAGTGGAGACCTTTGTTATAGTGGCTATATATGACCTCTCGGAGTTCGTAGGGTGCAGGGAGAAAATAACGGAGTTTCAGGCGAAACAGACGGCACAGATGATATTAGGGCAGTATTACTACCTGAAGGTTACCGAGATAATGCTTTTCTTCTACTGGCTGAAATGTGGGAGGTATGGAGAGTTCTATGGTACGGTGGATGGACAGAAGATTTTGGGTGCTTTTACCCTGTTCCTGAGAGATAGGCAGGATATAAGGAGGAAGATAGAGAGGGAGAAGGAGAATGAGAGGCTGGAGGCAGAGAAGAAGAATGCTCTTACATTCGAGGAGTGGATAGATATTAAGATTACGATAGCGATGTATAACAGTGAATATGTAATGAAATGGTAGTAAGATGGGCGATACAGTGGAGGACAAAGGAACTGAGATATATCAGAAGGATACAGGAGCGCTTTGGAATGCAGCCGAAGATGTCGGTGAACTATAGGAGCCCGATTGATATAGACCCGGAGAGTGAGGATTACCAGCTATTGCTCGATATAGAGAGAAGAGGCTGGATAAGAATAGAGAGAGGCTATATGAAAGACTTAATGTAATAGAATATCAATAATAAATCAAAACGAAAAAAAAGACTATGGAAGTAACGAAGAATTTTGAGAAGGTGATAGAAGCCTTTATCGAGAAAGAGAAGAAGGAAGATAAGCTGTTCGCTGAGTGTGTGGATAGCCAGCCTAAAAAGACTATCAAGGGCTGTGTGAACTATATCCTGAAGGAGGTGCAGAAGAGCAAGATATGTGGCTGGACCGATGAGGAGATATTTGGCATGGCTAAGCATTTCTATGATGAGAAGGAACTGAAAGACCCGGGAGAGGTGAAAGCAGGCAGAGTGGTAGTTAATTACCATATCGACCTCAGCGAGAGCGAGAAGGAGGAGGCGAAGCAGAAGGCTTGGGAGGAGTTTAAGAGAGATGAGAGGCTGAAGCTGGAAGCTGAGAAGAGAAAGGCTGATGAGAGGGAGAGGCTGAAGGCTGAGGCTAAGAGAAAGCTCGCTGAGAAGAGAAGAGAGAAAGAGAGTAAGATGCAGTTGGACTTATTCGGTTAAGGAGGAAAGAGTATGAGTTGTGCAGCGTTTATGCCTGAAACGATGAGGGTAATAGAGGAAAGAGGAAGAAAGCCTCACACGAAGTTGCAGGAGAAGTGCCTGAGATTGTCTAAGGAACTGCCAGAGCTGACGGAGGCTCAGGTAAAGTGGCTGAGAAGGCAGAGAGAAGGTGAAGGTTACTACCTGTTGAGAGGAAGAGGTGGTAAGCATAGTGGAGTGTGGTGTCATGTATGCGGACACTTTGATGAGGTAGATAGT